AGGCCGCGCTATAAGAGAGCTCTTTGTTCTCCTTGATCTTCTCCCTGGTCAGGATATCCAGCTTTTGTGCCGCATTGCCCGTGTTCACGTTCTTATCCCGCGAGGCGATCTCCTTGAAATCGATCACCTTGGGGAGCTCGCCCAGGAAGGCCTTGAACCAGTCCAGGCGCGAGACCTTGGTCTCGGCCGCGAACTCGACGACCTCCTCGCCGTCCAGTGAGAGCATGAACTCCTGGAGCCCTAGCTTCTCCCAGGCGGGAATGAGCGTGCCCTGCTTCTTGAGGTTCTCGCAAAAGGCCTTGGTCTCTGCTTTGCGGGCTTCGATACGCGAGGTCTTCTCCCGCTCCGCGAATTCTTTATCCTTGCTCTCTCTGGCCTCCGTGGCCGCTTTTTCGGCGGCCGCCTTTACCCGGGCCTGGATCTCGGCCTCGGTGAAGGCGTGCGGCTGCACGTCTTCGGGCAGGGCGTCGTCCGGCACTTTGCTCATATCGATGCCAAGCGATGTGAGCACTCCCTTAAGTACTTCTTTTATGCTCATACTGGCCTCCTTTTCTTTCCGGCTCTCGCCGATCTTAAATTTTTTCTTAAATGCGTCGAGGCGCCTGGTGATGAGCGCCCGCTCCTCGGTTGTATACTGGGCCTGATTTCTCTCCCGGCCCCAATAGCTTGCGGCTGCCCGGGTCTGATCTGCGTCCGGGCAGGGATACCGGTAATTCACCGGGTCCAGGAATTGATCGTCAGGAACATCCTCCCACTCGGAGGGCTTGGTCACATGGCCGCCCTCCTTGATCCCGATCTTGTACTTGCTGCTCCGCGCTTCCTGGGCCTTTTTTGCTTCCTCCGTGGCGGCGAATTCTATATGTATTGCCGTCTCCTCCCTGTTGAATTTGATCTTTTCCAACCCCTTGACCGCCGGGGCGGCGGCCCCCAGAAACCCCACGTGCAAAAGGCGGGTGCCGTCCGGGCTCAGGCGCACGGACCGGTTTTTAAACAGGCCTTTTTTGACCATATCCTCGAACTCGGCCACCACATCCTTGGCCTTGGCCAGCAGCACGCCCCCCGCATGTTTGAGCCCGTCTACCCAGCCCCAGGCCGGCGAGTCGATATCCGGATGACCGATGACCAGGGGCACTTCCTCTTCGGGACTAAAATTGGAGACAAGGGCGTCCAGATCCTTTTCGGTCCATTCCTTGGTGTTGCCGGCCGCGTCGGTCCAGGTGCCGGTCTTAAAAATCTCGAACCAATCCGTTAAGCCCGCGAATGTTTTCATGATCGCTCCTCTTCAAAGTGGGCCCGTAATTCGGGCGGATATTTTTCTAAATCCGGGTGCCAGCGCTCCTTGGCCGGGTTGTGCCCCCAGCCCGGGTCCGGGATCAGGGGCCTGGCCGGCATGCGATTGCCCGTTGCCGGATCAATCGGCTCGATCAGGCCGTTGGTGGGGTCCTCGGTTTCCACGGTCACCTCCTCGCTCCTGTGCACCGGATTCACCCCGCACCTGCAATTGTAGCCGTTCGGCGGATACCAGATATCCCAGAAGGGATGGTCCGCCGGGAAAATCTTGCCGTCCAAGGCCGCATGCGTGGGCCTGGTGCGCGCGTCATTGACCGCGTCGTATTCCCAGTAGGGAAAAGCCTCCACCTGGTCTATCATCTGCTTGTATCTGCCGGTGGTATATGCCGTCTGCACGTTGGTGCGGAAGATGGTTTCCAGCCGCCAGGGGGTCATCTCGGGCGGCGCGGCCCAGCCGCGCGCCTCAAAGATATCGTCGAGGCGGTTTCTGAAATCCGCCAGGGTCTCTCCCTCGCTGATGGCCGCATCCGCCGCGCCGTGCATATCCACGAGCACATCCATCCTCATCACGCGTGACACGGTAAATGCCAGTGCCCGTGCCTCTTCGGCCAGGGCGTAGAACTCATCGGGCGTCAGGGGCACCAGCCCCTTGAAGGCCTCGATGGCCTCCTCAAACGGCAGCGGTTTTAATTCAATTTCAGGCATGTTCTCGTTACTCGTTTCTCGTTTCTCGTTTCTCGGCTGCCTGCATCCGCTCTTGTGCGGTGGCCCTGCCGTAGAGCTCTGCTGCAAAAAGCGACTGGGCTATGAGCTCCTGCATGGCCTTGCTGTCCGTATCCGGGTACAGGGCATACAGCCCGTCCCTGATTTCTTCCAGGTTTTTGGCATCCCGGATCAGGTTTCTAATCGGCTCCTGGAGGCCTGACATCGCCCTGGCTCGATCGACGCCTGCCCCTACCAATCCCTCGACCTTTTCCTGTTCAGGGGTATAGCGGGCCGATTTTGTTTCCGCGAACATCCCGCCCCGCGCCGGCGCCTCCACGATCTCCTCGCCTTCCTCGGGCTCGGGCACGTTATACGTCTCGTAGAAATACCGGCGCGGCATGGGCAGGCCGATCTTGCTGGAGAGCCGCTCATCGATCTCGCTGCGGCCGGCCAGGTCGGGCTTGGGCTCCGCATGGGTCTTGATCCGCGGGTAATCCGTCACGGCCGGAAAATTATAGTCCACGATCCATTTGATCAGGCCCTGGTTCAGGCAAGAATCCAGCAGATCCGCGTCGGCCTCGATGATATCCTGCCGCACTTCGGCCCGCTCTTTTTCCGCACCCAGCTTGCCCGGAGTGCCCTCGGTGGAGGCGGTCTGGCCGATCACCGCCTTTGAGATCTGACGGTCCATATAATCGCACAGCTCCTCATACGTGGCGGTAGACCGCCGCGAGGCCTCCAATAGTTCGATGCCCATATCATTAGGGACCTTGATCCCGGTCTCGTTCTGGATGGCGTCGATGGCGTCCAGGAGCTTGTCCTGCTGCTCTTTATCGGTGCCCGGCGGGTATTTGCCGAGCGCGGTGGGCATGCCATATTTCTCAAGAAAAACCATCCAGAACTTGATCCCGTTTTTCTTGAACCATACGGGCCACCAGATCTTCTGGCCCAGGCCCTTGCCGTAAGGATTATCCGATTCGCCGTAGGTGAATATGATAAATTTCCGGTCGGGCACGTGCTCGCCTTCCATCAGGTTTTGGGGCGTAAGCAGTCTCAGCTCCCGGTCTACCGTGAACGAGAACCGGCGTGGATGTTTGCCCAAGATCCTATCGATGCGCACGGCCCCCTTATCGAGCCGCCACATGATCTCGGCTGCGTAAAATCCATAGAGTATGGCCTTGAGCAGCTCGCCCCGGGCCTGGTCGAAATTGCAATCCTGGAGCACTTCGGCCACGAAGTCGGCAATCCTCTCTTCCCGGGTGGTGGATGCCGGCCTGCCTGCCGTGCGCGCGCTCGTCCCGGGCACGATCTCCCATTCCTTCCCCACCAGGGCCAGGGTGCGGTCCTGGAGCACGCTGCCCGCGTGAGCGTCACGCTCGACCTCGTCATAGAGCTTGAGGCCTTTCCCCGAGGCCTCGGTCCTCAGCACCGGGTCGGGATTTTCCAGCCGGTTCAGCCACCCGGCAAAGATATCGATATCCTTGGCCGCGGTGGCGATCTCGTCGGTGATGGCCTTGGGCGTGGGCACCCGTGCGAGTTCGACCATTATTTGCCTCCCATAAAGGCGCGCAGTCTGGTAAATTCACGGCGCCTGCCGGTGGATTCATACTCGATGGCGCCGCCCGGGACCGTCGCCGCGTGCTTTGCCAGGGCCAGGGCCCAGAACCGGTCGGCGTGGCCCCCGGGGCCGGTGTCGGCCTCGAATCTGATGTTTCCCGCGGCAGTCGTTGTCTTGCGGATGCTGCGCAAATCAGCCCTGATCTTGTCATCCCTGGGGATGCGGATGGATTTATCCTCGAACGCTGCCCGCACCGGAAACGCCAGCTCCTCTTTCACCGGCCCGGTAAACCGCACCGCCTCCACCTTGTATTCCCCGAACTTTTGCTTCGCCCGCTCCGCGAACTGCATGCCCAGGCCGGTGTCGTCTATGCAGCAACGCCGGACCTGCGGAAGGGCAAGGAGCCCATACAGGGTCTCCTCCTGGGCGGTAAAGCTGATGTTTTGCATTGTTTCTATGCGCCTGGTCAGCAGCATCCCCGCTACCGGCTCAAGCGCCCAGATCACGGTCAGATCATGCGTGCGGCCCACGTCCACCCCCAGGTACAGGGATTGTACGTTTTCCCCGCCCGGCCCTGTGCCGTTTAACGACATCTCCCATATCTCGCCGCCCCGGTATTCGCACCCGGCGATCAGGTCGTAGCTCAGAAAGGCGCCCTCGTCGTCGGCGGGCAGGCACATATATTCCTGCAAAAACTGCTCTTCCGAGGCCGTGCCGGCCCGGATGTACTCGAAATACTCCGCCTCATCCATGCCCAGCCGCTCATCCCCCTCGGGCAGGTACTGCTGGAGCTTGTATAAAAACCCCTGGTCCAGGGCGTCCTGGAGCGTGACCGTGTGCAGGGAAAACCCCCTCGGATTGCCCCGGTGCTTGATGTCCTCGACCAGCTCGTTGAAAAAATTTGCGCTTCCCCGGTGCGTGGATATAATCTCCAGCTCTCCTCCCCAGGTGATGCCCGGATACGCGATCGTATAGAGCTTGCGGGGATCCGGGTGTAAGGCAAACTCATCCAAGATCCTGCCGCCCTTTTTTCCGGCCTGGGCGTCCGGGTTGCTGCTCATGGAATGGATCCGCTTCCCGTTGGCGAACTGGAGCACGTGGGCGTTGATTCGCCTGTCTTCATCGATGATCATCACGCCCAGGTCCTTTGCCGCGACATTGAGGAACCTGGCGAACCTGACGCAATCCTCAAGAAACAGCCTGGCCTGGATCTCATCGCGGCTGGATACCCACTGGTCGTTCCGGTTCTCCCGGGGCGCGGTCTTCTCGACCGCTCCGTACGCCGTGCCCCATGAGATGCCGATCTGTCTGCTTTTCTCCATGAGCTTGAGCCTGGAATGATCGTCGATCCATCGCTGCTGATACGGCAAAAATGTCCTTCCCGGATCATCGGGTACGTTCTTCGCGTTGCCTTGTTGGATAATGTGCGCTGCCTGGGCCGTCATAGATATTGTTCCCTCAGTGCCCTGATCTGCTCGGCGCTCGCCCCTTTTTCAACAGCCTGGGCCGCGTCCTCCAGGGCCTTTTCTCTGATCTTGGCCTCCATCTCCGTCTGCCACTTTTTCTGCCGGACCGCGGCCTGGGCCAGCTTGGCAACCATCTGGCCGATCCGGGGCAGGCTCTTGTTGTCCGCCTCCAGCTCCACCAACAGCTCGAAGGTCTTGGTCTGCACCAGGCGGATGATGGCGTCGTTCATGGCGCCCGCGTCGTCTTCGGAGGCCTCGGCAATGGCCTTGGCCTGGTCCGTGGCCACCTTCAGGGCCCGCAGCCGGTCCTCGAAATTCTTTCCGTAGCGGTGCACCGAGGATTTCGAGATCTCATAACCCAGAGACCTGAGCCATTCGGCCAGGGCCACGTAGCCCGAAAACCCGCCCTGGATCAGCTTTTGCTCCAGCTCTTGGCGTATCTCCTCGGGCAACAGCTCCACGTTCGATCGCTGCATGATCCCCCCTACCAGTATTTGGGCGGGCGCGCGATCCCGGGCAGGCACTCCACGGTATATTCCGCCACGTCCACGCCGTGGTGGGTCAGCTCCGCGCTCCAGCAGGCCGTGTCCTTGCCGCTGATCACAACCAATTTGCGGTCCTCCAGGTAGTCCATCTCGCGCCTGAGATCTCTGCGCGTGACCGGCATATCCTCACCGCCCACCGTGGCCATGATCACCTCTTCGGATACGGGATAGGGCCGCCCTACGTCCAGGGTTTGCAGTATCCTCCACCGCAAGACCTCTATGCGTTTTTTCTCCAGGTCCATCACGCGCCTCCCCCTCCGGATTTTATGTGCTCGTGTACGAATTCCCATATGGCGTCGATCTTTTGCTCGATCTTGCTGAAGCTCATGATCCAGTCCTCGCGGCGGACGTACTCTTTCGGCAGCGCCTCCTTGAGCTCCGCCAGCTCCTTGCGCAACTTCTCGTGACGGTCGCCCTGTCTGATTATGCTGTTCTTTATGTCCCGCAAATAAATCACCGCGAACGTCAGCAGCGCCGAGAACACGCATCCCACGATTACCAGGGCGATCTGCGTGGTCATGATTTGTCTCCGGTGATCATCTTGACCACCTTATTGGCTGCGCCGTTTTTCTCCATCGATCTGCCGATGATCCACACCCCGCACACCCCCGTCCAGGCCCACCAGAACTCGCCGGGCAGCGCAAGGGCAGGCACGGACTCCTTTGTCAGCCACGTCACTATCGGGAAGATCACATGCACCAGAAAAATAAAGAGCAGCCCGCAATACACAATCATCGGCCTGGCCCGCTTGGTGAAGGCGTCTCCCTGGCTCATCTCCGAGACCATGATGGATCTCTGGGCCTCGATGAGGGTGTGCTCGCGCTCCTGGAGCATCCTCTGCACCTCGAGCTGCGCCTTGGCCTTGTCCTCCTCGCTCATCTTGGCCGGCCAGATGCGGTCGATAATGGATTTTGCCGCATCCGCGACCGATCCTATGCCGGTAATGTCAAAGCCCATGATCTCCTCTCCAATCAAAACTCATACCGGATTCCCTTATGTCCCTGGGGGCACTAGTTAACTAACCAGGGCATAGCCGGAGGCGCGGCGCGTTTGAGCCTGCACTCCCGGGTGCCTTGATAAGGGGCACTGCAAAAAAACACTTGTCCCCAGGGGTTGCCGCTTCTTTCTTTTTGGAGCAAACTGCATGAGGAAATCGCGTAATTCTGTGCTGAATGCAGGGTCGTCTATATAGCGGTAGACACCCCCCCCCTCATGGACCCAGTTCTCGCTGGTGTCCTCGGTTGTATAGCCGAATTGGGCCTTTTTTCCGCCATAGGTGCAATCGTGAACGTAGCCTATCTGTCCCGTATCGGGATTTTGACAGATGTAAAATGGGCCGCATTGTGCGACTGCAATTCCGAGCGGCTTCCATTGCTGGATCCGCTCAAGCCCGTATTCGGGTGTTTTGCCGTTATAGCTACAGTTATTCCCACCTATTTCGTCCGCCGCGGCATGGCCACAGAGGCCCGGCACACATCCAGCGAACATCATTGCCAGAGCCAGCATTGCCATCATCATCGTGATGATTTTTGATGAGAATTTCATCTCCATGCTCCTGGTTAAAGGGTTAAAGGATTATGCCGGCTTTTGGCCCTTATCGTAGTCCAGGAGACCTCTGGCCAGTTGTTTCCCAATGCCGCGCCTGAAGGCCGCTTCCTGAAATGCCTTGTGCTCGCCTATATTGTCGATAAATCCGGTCTCTATCAGCACCGCGGGCATCTTCGTGTGCCTGAGCACGTACAGGTTCCGGCTCTCCTTGATCCCCCGGAAGGGATGCACTGGGAAAAAGCTGTCTATATGGTCCTTGATGGCCCGGGCCACGCGGAGCCCGCTTGTGCTTCCCGGATAGACCCAGATCTCCTCTCCGCTGGCTTCAGGCATGCCCGGCTCGTCCGGGTCCGGGTCGGCGTTGCAATGGATGCTCACAAACAGATTCGCCTGCCACCAGTTGGCCAGCGTGACCCGCTTGTCCAGGGAAACGTGCCTGTCCGAGGTCCGGGTCAAGGCCGTCCAGTGGAATACCTGGAGCTGTTCCATGCAGGAAAGGGCGATATCGAGCACGATATCCTTTTCCTTCAGGCCCCGGAATAGCGCGCCCTTGTCCTCGCCCCCATGTCCGGGATCAAGGCAAATCTTCATCTGCCGGCTCCACATACGTTGTCGATTTTCAATTATTAGTATATTATTCCGATTTCTGTTTTAAAAAGTCAACCTTTTTTGTGATATCCACGTATTTTTTGCACCGGGGGCACCATTTTTTGATCGTGGCGATTCCCCGCACCTCTTTCCACTCCCCAAATACCTTGCCGCACCGCGGACAATAGATGGGGTCCCGATATTTAAGGTTTGCAAGCTTCACTTACTCCTCATCACTCATTCCTCAGTCCTCGATACTCTCTTTTCCACCATCCTGTCTGCGTTGGCAGACACGCAGCACAGCGCGGCTGCGAAATAACCGACCATAGCTCCCGCAAAAAATGCGGCGATAATCCACCAGATCATCGATTCCCTCCTGAGATTCAAGGTTTTCAATTTTCAATCGTCAATTTTCAATTCGTACGAAAAGGTCTCCTTGGGCTTTCGCTCCGCCCCGATCAGGACCAGCCGCTCCACCGGCCACTTTTCCACCACGGCCCGGTCCAGCGACTTGGCGATCTTGATCGCGTCGGTCAGGCCCAACTGCTCCGCCTTTTCCAGGGCATCACGCGGGATGCTGACCTGGAGCTGCCGCATGTAGCAGAGTACGCCGGCCGGAAGCTTTAAGCGATCTCCCTGGCCGAAAAATTCCCGCTTGTTCGCCTTCATGTGCGCGACCAGGGCCTTCTTGTTGCCCTTGATCCGATTCTCCAGCCGGGCAACGGTGTCGGTATATTTGGCCCGGACAGTCTCCATTTCTTTCGCGGCCGCGGCCTCCACATCCATGAGCTCTATGGTGTCCGCCCCGATTACCTCAAGAAGCTTATTTGCCTGGGATCCGGCCTCAGTTTTCGGCATTGCCCCCCCCCTCTTCCAGATTCAGGGCCATCTGCCCCAAAAGCTCCTTGAGCGTCAGGCTCTCCATCGGCGCGATCATCTTGAGCTTTTTGAGCGCCTGGTGTTTGACCCGGTCTTTCCAGGCCAGAAACTCAGTGCCGTAGGCCATGTAATAGCCTCTGGAGCAATGGGCGATGGGCATGCCCTCGTAGCGCAGGGCGGTAATGACATGCCTGATCGGCCGGGTGTCATTGATTTTGTTGCCGTAATCCTTCTCGAATACCTCCCGGTACAGCTCGCCCATATCCACGGCGTTCACCTCGCCGATGTGCTTAACCAGAACCTGGAGCACCAGGTCCTCTTCTCGAGTTAATTCCCTCATTTGTCTTCTCCTAAATGCGTTAAAATATCCACGATGCGCTTTCTCGCCTCGTGGGCCGTATTCCCCAGAAATTGTGCTTCTTCCCTGCCCTCCGTAGCCCTGGCGAAGGAGGGTTGCTCCCGTTCACCCCTTCTCCCTTTCTCCCTTTCTCTTTCTTCTTCCGCCGTCATCCCCTCCGCGCTCACCCGCTTTGCCGTCTTGAGCAAGATCACCTTGAGATAATTGTGATTGTGAAATCCCCATTTTTCTAAATCACAGATCTGGGTAATTCGCGCCATTATCTCGCTGCGACTTGTGCGCCACCGTTTCCCATTATAGTCAAATTCACACGAGCTCCAGATGCGCCCCAACTCTCGGAGTTTACGAATCCTTTTCGACTCGTTTACTCCCCCATACTGTTGTGTTCTGAAACACTTTGAATATTCAAAAACCAGCCGCCACGATTGCCCGAATTTTGCCGCAATGTCGGCAAGTTCCCTTTGTTCCATTTCCTTGATTGCGTCCTCCAGGACAAAGCTATTTCCGCACCGCGGGCAGATAAGATTGATGGTCTGTTTCATAACTCGTTACTTTTTTCCTTTGTTCGCCCTCTCCTCTTGCCGATACTGTTCCATGAGCTTCTCGACCCTCATGCTTATTTCCTGCTCAACCCGGTAGAGCCGGCTCACGAAATCGGCCGGTACCGTTCGGCTTTTGGCCTCTGTTACGACGAGGGTAAGAATCGTTTTAAACCTGTTGGCGCTCGCCTCATCCATCACTCACTCCCCGCTCCTTTTAAAAACAAGATCACCAGCACTATACACACGACCCATGCTGCAAAAAGCCATAGCCACATGACTGCCTCCAATTGAAAATGTTCAATTGAAAATTGACAATTACAACAGCAGCCCGATGATAAGACCGAGCGCAAAGCAGATGACGGAGAGCTCCACCTCGAACCGTCTCCACCTCGCGCCCGGCCGTGGCCCTTCCATGCTTTGGGCCGCCGCCCGCATCATGATCCGTGTTTTATCGTCTCCCTTTCTCACTTCTTGCCCTCCATAGCCCCCGTCCTCCGTAGCGGATCTACTGCGGAGGGTGGATTGGCCTCGCCGTACCCTCCACTTCGCAAGGATTGCCAGAGATCCTCGCGGAGATCGGGCGGCAGGCTCATATAACACTGATAGCAAAATGAATATCCGGGTTTTTTCGGTCGGCCGCAGATGCACCCGTCCCCTTGCAGCATCTCCCAATAA